CTCATTAGCCGCAAACTGTTTAGTACCGGTACCGCTGCGGCCAATGCAAGGCCTAAAAACAAACGGTAAATTCATCCAAGCTTTTAAGCTCTTAAACATTACTATCACCGCCTGTTGGCCAAGGTGGATTGCTATGCATACCTTTATGGAATACCTTGGGATAATTATATACTGGTACTGATATGCCAGTAATTGCAAGCTTAGACTTATATGAATTAGCCTGGTCCCTAAAGAACTTTAAGCGCTCTGTCGGGTCCTCAGACTGTGGTCCAAGACTTCGCTTTATATCGCGGGCAAACAGCGTAGCAGTACGAACAAAAGTATTGTATAGTAGTAAGTTGCGATTATTACCATATTCAGTAATAAGATAGTCTAATTCTTCGTCCTGCATAATAGGCTCAGATTGGTTGGTATCTCCGATTATAAATCTCAATTCATCCATTGGACTACTAGCTGGATTTCCAGAATAACTCCAAGACATCTTATCACCTCCTATTTAGTAGTAACTTTTGCAACCTTTGCTTCAGCCTTTGCTTCAGCCTTTGCTTCAGCCTTTGCTTCAGCCTTTGCTTCAGCGTCAATTATTGTTTGTTCAAGCTGCTCAATAGTTATATCCTCTGGCAGCTCTAGCTTTAGTTTGGCACATTTTGAAGCAAGCATCTTTTTACGTTCTTCAAGTTCCTTTGCTGCCACAATGTCTACTCCAAAACGCTGCTTAAAAAATACACGATAGCTATTGAAGTTCTGCTCGGTAACTTCTATGATATGCTTCTCTTGTAGTCGGTACCTAAAGTTCCTTATATCTACTGGCTCAATGATAGAGCCAGCAGATATAGGTCCTCGTGGCCCTCTAAAGGAGCGCCTTACTACAAACATTACTCTACGATGTCCTTAAAGAACACACCAAGGTCATCGCCAACTTGCTTAGCATCAAAAGCGATTTCACCCTCAATACGTTCTACACCTAGGCCGAGCAGGTCCATAGGAAGTCTAACGATACGGTTACCGTAAGCTCCAGCACCTTCTAAACCAGTCCAAGCAAAGATATAGCCGGCTGAAGGCGTTCTCAGGCTAGGATTAGGGTTACTGTAACAAAGTAACGCATTCTTGCCCATGATGAAATTAACATCATCAGCAGTACCCTTAGCACTGTTATTAACTACTGCCCAAGCTACATACACATGTTCAACTTCGAACAGCGACGCGAGCAAGGACGTTGTAACAATACCAGTTTCGGTATACTTAACTCTGTCAAGAACATCAAAGTGATTCTTTAGTGCATTGAATACGTAAGGCGACAACACCAATGTATTTGGCCTATAGCCTGTGCGAGCCGCCATCTTGACTGCTTCATCGGTTATATCCTGGATGGGATTAGATGTGTCCTTGTTCCAATACACTACCTTATTAGCTCCAATTGCCGCAGCACCAGCGATCTCATTAGTCCACACACCAGTTTTGAAAAACTTTGAAGCCCACTCCATTTCCCTACGGATAAGCATCTTCTGGGAAACAAAAATCTGTGCATCTTTGTCTGCATTAAGTGGTTCATCATAATTCACGCGCTCCTCTGGAGAAACATCCTTATGGAAAGCATATTTCTTACAGTAGTAAGTAGCTGAATCAAGATCGTAGTCACCGCCAACAGATTCCGAAATAGCTCCTCTAACTTTGGCTTCATCTCTCAAGAAGTCCCCAGTATTATAAATGTAGTAGAGATCAGCCTGGCGCTTAACAGGTATAATAGGAAAAACTTTGTCAGCTATATAATTGCTAGCGTCCTGCATATATGCAACTGACATATTTGTTAGCGCTCTATCAATGTGGGCATCTTGCATTTTAGGCATTTATCAACACTCCCTTCTTATTAAACTACAGGTGTCAAAGTAACAGTAACTTGTACTGTGAACACCGGAAGATCTACTGCTTCATCATTTGTGACAGTCAGCAGTAATACTGATCCTGCTTCAAGCTCATCCGCTGCAGGAAGTAACGTGATAGCCTCAGCCACACCAGCTGCCGGAAAAGCATTATCTACATCAAAAGTAACTTCCGCAATTTTAGTAGAACCAGCTTCAAGAAGAACTACTGAAGCCTTTGCATCCGCAATACCAGCGGTAGTACCAGTAGAAATTACCTGGGCATCGATAACAGTTGCAGTGTAACCAGCAGGAACTACACCGATAATAGCGTCAGTAATGTCAGCACCAGCAGCTAAATCAGTTGCAGTGTAAACAAAAGTTTGAACGAGCGGAGCATCTGCGCCGTCAGCACCGTCAGCACCATTTGCATTGGAAACGCTCATGAGTTTAACAGCTACAAGCTGACCTGCCACAGCAGCGCCTGTAATGGCTACGCCAACACCAATGCCTGTGGTCTTTGTAACTGCTTTACCTTTAGCGCCAACTTCCACGTCAGCACCAGCAGCTATTTCACCACCTGCTTCAACCATAACTATTCCATCTGCAATTTCTAAAACCTCACCATCCGCAGCTTGATTCATAGACACACCAATGGCCGAACCAGCCGCAGTGGCAATAACGCCTTCGCCTGAAGTATTTACGCCAACAAAGCGCCTACGGGGTATGTCTGCACCAGCCGGCAAACTAAACCTTAAGTTTGGAATTTCATATGCATTATTCATTAGTTAGCACCTCCTTGTAAGTACTCTTTGTACAGGTCAGGATTTTCATCTACTGCCTGAGAGACAGCCTTAGCCTTCGAGATACCTTTTGCTTTGGCAATCTCACTAGCCTTAGCTTCAATTTTTGCCCAAGCTTCTTCACTGCTTGAAGATGCTTGTCCCGGAGCTCTCTTACCTACTTCACCTAACACAGTACTGTCAACAGCACTATTGATAGCTGTAAGTACTTCGATCAATTCCGGAGAAGCTCCCTTAAGGATTCCTACAAGCTTGTCATGTTCAATAGGAATAGCCTTTAATTCTGCTGCTTTAGCAATTGCTGTAGCCTGTGCCTCAGCATCTTTGGCTTTACGTACTGCTTCTTCAGCAGCTTCTTTTTGGGCTTTCATTTTAGTGAACAATGCACGAGCTTCTTCAGGCATAGCCTTGATAGTTTCCTCTTCGTCAAAGGCTGCAGTATTGGCCTTTAGTGTATCAAGTTCTGACTTAGCTTTTGCTAACTCTTCATTTGCCACTTTAAGGTCTCCTATAGCTTTTTCCAAAGCTTTTTTTGCACCATCTCGCTCAGTTGTTAATGCAACAGTAGATTCCTTTGCCTTAGTGACCTCACTAGACAAGTTATCTATTTCTGCTTTAACAACAGCGGCGTGCTCAGGGGTCATCTTAGCGATAATGTCTTTTAGTTCCATCTTGTCGCTTCGCTCCTTTCTTTTATAAAGTTCTATGAAAGCCGCCGAATTGGCTCCTTCATCAACTAAGTCGACGCGGTTAATCACCAGGTCTTCAAGTAAGTATGGCATCCATAACTCACCTCCTATTTATATTATACGCGGTTTGGCTACGTTGTATATCACTAAAGCTTAATTCGTTTAGCGTTACCCTGAATAGAGAACATCTTAA